GCGTCTGCTGTCGCAGGACCGCCTGCGGTTCGTGGACACTATCGGCACCCGTCGCTTGCTGTCGGAGTTGCAGGCGCTGGTGCCGGACCCAAAGCGACCCAACGTGCCGCTGAAGCGAGACGCCAACGACCGGGGCGACAACGGCGACGACGGCGCGGACGCCTTCCGGTACGCGGTCGCCAGCTTGCCGATGCTAGTCGCTGAGCCGGAGCGACCCGTCGGCATCGGGCCGGAAGGGGCAGACCCGAACGACTGGACGAAGTACGTCCCCGAGGCCAACCCGAGCTACCGCGACGAGGCGGGCGGGATGCTGATGTGACGGGGGCTAGCGTACTCTTGCGCTAGCGGACCTTTCGGGATATGTTCGGGGTGCGTCAATCTGTAGAAGCCCTTTTGCCGCAGGATGGCCTATGTCCGCTACGGTGTTGAAGTCGCAGGTCGTGACCATTGCCGCGCAGAACGACGCGGCGACGGTGTTGGGGTTCCCGTCCGCTGGGGCGGTAGCCGTGCAGATTACCGGGGCCTTGTCGGCGACGATTGCCTTCGAGGCGACCGTGGACGGCACCAACTGGGTGGCGTTCAATATGACCCCCTCGAACAGCGGCACGGCGGCGTCCAGCGCGACGGCGGCTGGCGCGTTTAGTGCGCTCACGCTGGGCTATGCGGGCATTCGGGCGCGGTGCTCGACGTACAGCAGTGGGTCGCCGGTCGTCACCGTTCGCTACTCTTCGTAAGATGTCGCTCGGCCCCACCGCGTGGGAGCCGACGGCGCTCACTCAGGCGAGGCGATGATGGCGCATTTGGTGTGGTCTGCCGTGGTGTGCTTCGTGGTCATCCGCACGGAAGCCGTCGTGCGGCACTGGCTCGCACTGGTGCATCCGCCGGAGCGCATTGCCGAAGAGGACCTCGCGGTCCCGGCGGACATTGTGGCGCTGGCAATGCGGGAGTCCGAGGAGTGGGCGCAGGAAGAGGTGCTCAAGGCGGCCCGGGAGCGATATATGAAAATTACCGATGCGGCGATGCCAGAGTCGCAGAAATGGAACTTGGTGCGCCGCGCACTCGGCGTGGGTGAACTCGCGTGACGATTCCCTTCCTGAATCCCGAATACGATGACCTGATGGACGAACTCGCCGACGTGGAGTACGACGAGGAGGGCGAGGGGCCCGAGGAGCCGGAGCGCGAGGCTGAGGGCGTCGAGGTCTACGCGACCGGCGAGGTCGAGCTTGAAGACGAGGCCGGTCAGCGTGCTAACGAGGAAGTCAAGCCGAATGACGTAGAGACGGCGACGCGGATGGCGTTGCCGCAGGATATGCAACTCCGGGCGCTCTCGCGGGCGCTCTATGGCGATGACTTCCCGCTCGCCGAGGACAACGACGGCGATGACCCGGCGCAGTGGGTGTCGTGGATTCGTGGGCGCTGGAACGAGCGCCGGATGGCGATTGAGACCCATATGCACTTGGTCGAGCGAAACCGGTTGTTCCGGGCGGGCCAGCAGTGGGTGAGTGCGACCGGGCTAGGGCCGTGGCGTGAACCGGTCCGACCGACGGAGTCCAGCCGCATCGTTTACAACCTGATTGACAAGGCGCTGGACTCGCGCTTGCAGGTCATCACGGAACAGCGGCCGGGCTTCTCGGTGAATCCGATGACGCTGGACCCGGACGACCAGCGGAAGGCGGAAGCCCGGCAGGCCGCGCTAGAGTACGCCTACGAAGCGCAAGGGATGGCGAAGATTTTGGCGGAGGCGTCCTACTGGTCGCAGACCGACGGCGTCTCCGGCTTCCACGTCTACTGGGACCCGGAAGCGGGGACGTGGGACGAGCGGATGGGCGAGAACGGTGAGAAGCGTCCGCTCGGCGACCTGCGGACGGATGTGGTGCGGGTCGAGCAAGTGCGCGTGTCGGCAAATGCGTCGGCGACCAAGATGCCGTATTACGTCATCATCCGCGAAGTCATTCCGGCGGTTGAGGCCGCGCAGATGTATGGCGCGACCGGGGCCGTGGCGTCGGGCAACGGGTCGGATATTGCGCTCGGCGATGGCGCAGACTCGCTGGGCGACAACTCGTCGCTGTCGCAGTGGGTAATGCAACGCTCGAATCCGGGCGAGGCGGACCGGCTCCGCAATGCAGACGTGGTCGAACGGTTCACGATGTATGTGGACAAGCACCCCGACCTTCTGCCGGACGGCTTGCAGGTTGTCATCGTGGGCGATGCGGTCGTGCTGGGCCCGATGCCGTTGCTCTTCGGGGTCATTCCGTTCGTGCGCGTGACCGATGGCTCGACCGACCCGTCGTACTATCCGCGCCCGATTATGGAGCAGTGGATTCCGCATCAGCAGAGAATTAATGCGCTGTCGTCCAAGTGGTATGACTCTATCCGTGTCAACTCGGGTGGTCGTCTGCTGGCGCGACCGGGCGTGATTGCTCGCGAGACGTTTGTGGGTGGGCTGACCTCAGTGGTCGAGGTGACGGGGGCCGGGTCGATTAACGACGCTGTCCAGCCGCTCCCGAACTTCTCGGTGGCGAATGACGTGAAGGAAGCGCTGGCGCTGGAGAAGAAGGCGTTCGAGGATGCCTCGGGGTACAACGACACGAGCCGTGGGCAGTTCTCGTCGGCGTCGTCGGGTCGTGCCATTCTCGCGGCGCGTGAGCAGTTGGAGCGCGTCTTCGCTCCGGCGGTCGTCGCCATTGCCAATGCGATGACCGAGTGGGCGAAGGTGACGTTGGCCGGGATGGCGTGGGGCTATGACGTGCCCCGTGACCTTGGCGCGGTGGGCAAGAGCCGTCCGGACTTGGCGCGGGCGCTGAAGTCGGATGACTTCGACGGCACGGCGGATGTGCGCGTGGAGCCGGAGACGTTGATGCCAATGCCCAAGGCGATGCGGCTCTTCCTGCTCGACGAACTCTTTCAGAAGCAGTTGATTTCGCCGAGCGATTACAAGCGGCTGATGCCGTTTGCCCTGACGCGGGCCTTGCAGTCGCCGGATGCGGACCAAGAGGCGCGGGCCAACCGCATTGCCGATGCGTTGCTCACCGGCCAGCCGGTGCCGCCGATGCGGTGGCAAGACAACGAGGCCATCCATCAGGATGTGCTGGAGCGCAAGATTCTGTTGCAGGACGATATTGACGAGATGGTGATGCAAGCCGCCGACGCTCGCTGGCGTGAGCTGGCTACGCAGGCGGCACAGAAGCAGGGCCAGATGGCACCGATGCCAGAGGCTCCGGCAGGACCCCAAGCGATGGGTGGGGAAAATCCCTTCGCGCCCTCACCGACGGAGATGCCCACGGCGTCCTCGCTCCCCGGCATTGCGGCTCAGCCCGCGATTGCCCAAGGAGCGACGAATACCTTTGAGGCATTTGCTCCGCAGTAACGGACACTTCTCAAGGAGTAGAGTATGACCGCACCCACGTTTCCCGGTGACGCCCCGCCCACCCCTGAGGTGGGACCGGAAAACACCACGGCCTATCTAGACCAGCTTGCCGAGGACGCCGCCAAGGCCGCGCTCCCGGTAGACGAGGACTACGAGCAGGCGCGTGACGACAAGGGCCGCTTTACCAAGGTCTCGGACCTCAACAACGAGGAAGAGACGGCGGACGAAGAGGCGGCAGGGGATGACGCTGTAGCGGCGGAGGCAGAGGGCGAGGTGGCCGATGAGGCGACCCCGACTGATACCCCGGCTTCCCCCATTCCGGTGCTGGACCGTGAGCCGATGGTCCAGATGACGGTGAAGGTCGGCGAGACCGAGATTTCTGGTCTTCCGGACTTGACCGTGACGTATATGACGCCGGGCGGCAAGATGCGGACCGACCCCATCGATAAGGTGGCGCGGCTCGCGGCCGATGGCATCTACAGCGAACAGCGCGAACAACGGTTCCGCCAGATTGAGCAACAGAACGCCGAAGCGCAGGAGATGCTGGAGCAGTACCGCCAGCGGCTCGACGAGCGCGAGATGTATCTGGAGCAGTTGCTGGCCGACGAGACGCGCTACGTCAACGAGAAGGATGCGTGGGACCGGAAGAACACCCCGGAGATGCGCCTTGAACGGGAGCGCCAGAAGCTGGAGGATGAGCGCCAGCAGATGGAGATGTCCCGTATCGCGCAGGCGGGGGAGCAATACTTCACGAACACTCTGACTCCGGCGCTTGAGCAGATTGCCAATGCGGTGCCGCTGGTGGAGCCGGAGGAGTTGGTGGCAAAGGTCAGCCTGTATGTGCGGTCGCTGGAGGGGCGTCGGGGATACCTGATGCCGGACCAGTACGCGCAGGTGGGCGAGTATCTGGTCAGCGAGGTCGGTCCGTGGGCGAAGGCCCTACAGGAGCGACGCTCGGAGATGTGGACCTCAAAGCAGGAAACCGAAGCCAAGGCCAAGCAGGCGGAGGTCGCGAAGGCCGAAGCCGCCAAGGCGACGGTGCAGAGTCAGAAAGCCAAGGCGCAGGTGGCAAAGGCCGCCAAGCCTGTGGGACAGCGGACCGCAATGGCTCCGAAGTCCCGACCCGCGCCAAGCAGTATCGATGACCTGATGGACGATGCGGTCCAGAGCGCCATCGATTCGGTGCTGGGCGCATAACCCCTTTTAAGAGAGACAACAAGCAATGCCTGCTCCTACTGTGATTTCGGATGCGGAACTTCAGGGTCTCCTGAAGAATGTGTACGCCAATTTCCGCGAGAAGGTTCAGAACACCGTGACCCCGCTCGTCGCCCAGCTGTCGAAGGCGCGTGAGGGCGGCCCCAAGAACATCCGCTGGGGCGGCAACGGCGTGTATTGGGACGTGGTCGTCGGGCGTCCGGCGGGTGGCAACTTCTCGACCGCTGGCTGGTTTGGTCAGGACACCACGGCCCGCGAAGTGCAGGCCAACACGGGCGTCGTCCGTGGTTACGTCCGCCGTCAGGTGGACGGGCTCGCCCTCATTGGCACCAAGTCGAAGGAGGCCGCGTTCCAGACCCTCGCTCGCAAGACGATGGAGGAGCTTCGTGAGGCCTCGGCCCTGATGATGCAGGGCTCGTTCCACGGCGCGGGCAACGGCATTCTGGCGACGGTCGTCGCTGGCGTGACCTCGGCCACCCAGACCATCACCGCGCCGTATGGCGTGGCGGCGTCTGGCCCGGCCACCCTGCTCCTCTCGGTGGGTGACTATGTCGCCATCACCGACAGCACGGGCGCGACGGTGCGTGGGCGTGGCTCGGTCTCGGCCATCAACTCGTTCCCGTCCTCGACGCAGGCCATCATCACGCTGTCCGGGTCGATTGCCTCGACCACGAACGACGTGGTTGTTAAGGCGTCGGCGTCTGACACCTCGTTCGGTGCGGCCACCAACGGCCTCATCAACATCACCAACCGTGGCAACAGCTACAAGCTCCTCCACGGCATCACCTCGACGACCTACGGCATCTGGGACGCCATCCGCCTCACGGCGGGCACGGACACCCCGGACGCGAACCAGCCGACTGAGTCGGACATCTGGGACCTTATCCAGAAGGTGTCGGGCATCTCCGGCAAGGACGCGATGCTTCGTCCGCAGGAGTTTATGCTGATGACCACGCCGGGCGTGGGCAAGAAGCTGATGGAGTCGTTCGTCGGTCAGCGTCGCTTCGACGCCAAGGACACCGCTCGCGTTATCAAGGGCGGCTACAAGGCGGTTGAGGTTTGCGGCCTGCCGCTCGTGATGGACTACTACGTCCCCGCCGGGACCATCTACCTCATCCACATTCCGTCCCTCGCGCTGGTTGATGCGAAGGATTGGGGCTTCGTGGAGTACGAGGGCGCTGGCCCGGTCCGGTGGCTCGACGGCCGCGATGCCTTCGAGATGACCTACGGGTACTATGGCAACCTTGCGGCACTCCAGCGCAATAGCCACGGGTCCATCGTTGGGTACACCGACACCGTCTTCTACAGCCACGCGGCTGTCCAGACGGCGTAATTCTGCTGAGCGCGGGGGGTGGGATGGTCCCACCCTCCGCCTTAGCGGGACCCTCACTCGGATTTTGATATGCCTCTTAATTTCTTTGCACCCAAGCCCGGTCGGTTCGGCGTTATGCCTGCCTACGTCCGGTCTGGGCAGATTGGTGGGACGAACTTCCTTGGCGGCGCGACGCCGCTGACGGCCAACACCACGACGATTTTCCGTCTGGGTGGGCTGGCTGGTCGGTCGGCGGTGTTCTCCCGTCTCGGCGCGACGGCGGTGACGGTTCCGGCTGACGCGGACGGGACGATTCTGGCGTACGTCTACAAGTTCCGGGCGTCGGATAACACCGCCGTGCAGATGTCGGTGGCGCTGGACCTTGAGGCGCTTGTGACTCGCGAGGAGACCTTCGCGAATGCGCTGGGCATTGCGGATGCGGACCTGACGCTCACCGCAGGCGATGCGCTTGAGATTCACGTTGTCAGCAACTCGGCCGCGATTGACACCCAGCCCGCCGGGCTGGTGTTTGTTGCGGAGATGCTGGTCGAGAACTGATGACGCTGTCCGTCCTCGTGAATCTACGGGGCAACCCCGAACCGCCGGGCGATGTCGTCCGGCGGCTTCGGGCCGTAGACCCCAAGCTCACCATCCGGTGGGGTCCGTGGGGTGCGTGGCAGTTGGTGCGGGAGTGGCGGTCTGGAGACCGGCGCTGGGAGCGAGTGCAGACGGAGCAATACGACCCGGCGAATGCGTTTGATGTCATTGGGCATATCCCCAACGACTGCAATGTGGAGCAGGTCCCTGCCTACGTCGAGCGCTTGCTTCGCGAGTGGAGCAATGCCGACGAGGCCAAGCGAATGTTAGACGCGATGGACCACTATCATACGGGGTCCGCGACGGAGCAGGTGCAGGAGGCGGTGGAGGAGGCTATTGAAGCGACCGTGGCTGAGGTATCTTCCCCACTAGTCAAAAAGGGCCGTCGTAAGCGCGTCACTCTCTCGGAGTAACCTATGCCGTGGACTAAAGAGACGTATCTCCAGCGTACTAGAGAGTGGATGGACGCGGTCGGGTCTGACCGCTGGAGCGATGCCTTCCTCTACGCGTTGCTGGACAAGGCATACCGAGACGAAACGCAGGGCATCTTGAATGCCTCGCCGTACTTCAAGTTCGCCCAGCGCACCGTTACGACGGATAGCAATGGGCAGTTCAGTTTCTCTGGCCTGTCGTCCGGGTCCGGGGACAACCAGCAGAATGTCTATCGTATCATCACCGTCACCGACGGACAGAATACCCTGTACCGCGAGACGGAGTTTCGGAATGTGCCGCTGGCCGTATCCGGGACGACGGACTATCTGGGGTTTGACCGGCAGTACTACCTGATTGGCGACAACGTACAGATTCTCCCGCAGACCTCCGGCCTGTCGTTGCAGGTCTCTATCAACTATATCGGCACGCCAATCGATGAGTTGTCTTCGCTGGGGACGGCCGATTTCCCGCCCGGGCACGAAAACCTGCTGGCGCTCTCCGCCGCCGCGAACGCGCTGGCGATTGGTGGGTCGGAGTTCAAGCAGACACAGGAGCTGTCGTCGCTGGCCCAGCAGTTTCGGACCGCGTTGTATGAGGACGTGGCACGCCGGACCTCGAACCCGATGACCCTGACGTTCCCGGACCGCGCCGCTGTGTGGGGTGGCTGATGGGCCGCCCCGTCGTGCGAGACTCGCAGGTCAGTTTTGCAGGCGGCATTAACACCGTCTCGGATGAAATTGCGCTTCAGCCGGACCAGATTCGGCTGGCGCAGAATGCGCGGCTCAACGAGTACGGCGCGGTTGAAAAGCGAGGGGGCACCGTCAAGGTGTCTACCAACGCGCCGTCGGCGAGCGCGGTGCAGAACGGCTTCGGATGGGCGCGGGACAACGGCGCGTCGTACTCGCTCGCCATTGCCAACGGGACGTTCTACTACTTGCAGTTTGCCGCTGGGGCGTCCTTGCCTGCCGCCTCGTGGTCTACACAGGCAGGTACCTTCAGCTCGTCTACCGTTCCCAGCTTTGCCTCCTTTATCAGCGGTACGTCCACGGACGTGGTCTATATCGCGGATGGCGGATTGCTGAACAAGTGGGACGGCACGACCCTGACCACGAACATCGCCAATACGCAGGATTGCACGGTCATTAAGGTGCATAACCAGCGGCTCTGGGGGGCGGGGTCAACGACCTACCCGGACTCGATTTTCTACTCTGCGCTCAACAACGGTGATTCGTTGGGGTACGGCGCGAGCAGTGGCGGTCAGATTATCGTCCGCACCTTTAGCGATGAGCGGGTGGTCGGGCTGGCGTCGGTCGGCTCGTCCCTGCTCATCTTTCACCGTCGGGGCGTGTCCCGTCTGACGGGCTTTGGGCAGGACGACATTTCGGTCCAGCCAGAGGGGGTCTCGTCGCAGACCGGTACCATCGCGCCCAACTCGATTGTCGAGACGGACGGCGCGGCGTACTTCCTGTCTGACCGTGGCGCATTCGTGGCGACCGAGGGTGGCGTCTCGCCGCTGGGGTCTCCGCAGGCACCGGACCCGCTCCTGCCGCTCGTGCGCGACCTGTCGCTCACCGAGCTTTCGAATGTCCGTGGCGTCCTCAGTCGCAACACGCAGGAGATTTGGTGGTGGATACCCGGTGAGGGCATCTATACCTATCACCTCATCCTGAAGTCGTGGGCCGGGCCGTGGAACGGGTCGTTCCTGAACACCGCCGCAATGTGGACGTGTAACGTCAATGACGAGGCTGAGCAGTTCGTCGTGCACGCGAACTCCAGCACTAAGCACGTCACCATCTGCGATTACGCCGGGTCGTATGTAGACGAGGGCACCTTTGCGGCCCCGGCGACTGGGACGGCCATCGATATGGCGGTCCGGCTTCGACGGCTGTATTTCGGCGACGAAACGCAGGCCAAGTCTCTGAAGTATGGGTACGTCACCGCCGTCCTGTCTGGCAACTCGTCGCTCGACGTGGAGTGGACGACCGACTCGTCCGCCGGGTCGTTTGAAATTACCTCGCAGTCCGGTGGGACGTGGGGCACCGGGACGTGGGGCACGGGAACGTGGGGCGTTGTAGGGTCAAAGAATTACCGGGTCCAGATGAATGGCACCGGGTATTATGTCGATGTGCGATTTGAGCATAGTGCCGCCAACCGTCCGGTCCTAAGCCGCTGGCAGGAAGATGCCTACATCTTGGGACGGCGTTAACAGGAGTTACCGATGGCAGAGACTGTTTCCAACCACCAGATTGCGGTCCCCTACAGCACCCCGGCCAACGGCGATGCGCTGAACGCCTCCGTGGTGGTGGGGCACTTCAACAGCACCCGCTCCGACTATAACGCGCACGACGCGGACACGGGCATCCACGTCCAGTCGTCGGCCATCGGGAGCCGCCCGTCGGCTGGTACGGCGGGGCGCAAGTGGATGTCTACCGCGACCGTGGCTGGGGCGACCGTCGCGACGCTGGCCTACGACACCGGCTCGGCGTGGGTCACGGACACGACCTTCGCGGTCAGCAACGGCCAGCCGGGCATCTATGATGCGGGCAATTCGGGCGCGTCGAAGGCGATTAACTGGGCGAACGGCCCCATTCAGAAGGTGACCTTGACGGCCTCCAGCGCCACGCTGACCTTCTCGAACGCGATTGCCGGGGCGAGCTATACGCTCATTCTCGCGCAGGATGGCTCTGGTGGCCGGACGGCTCCGACCCTTACTGGCTGGGACTTCGGGGACAACCCGCCGTCCTACAACACCGGGGCGAGCAAGAAGAATGTCGTCTCCGGTCTCTACGACGGCACGGAGTACCTCGCGGCGTTTGCAGTCAAGGGGGCCTAATGCTCGTTCGGACGGCGATGCTGGTCGGCAATTTGCCACTGCCAACCCTGTCCGGCGTGGCATTCTCTGGCGTGTTTGTGCCGAACGATGGGGGCGGAGAGTTTGCCATCGTCTACAGTGTGACGAATGCGGCGGGCGGAGAGTATGTGACCGTGCAGTGGACGGTCACGGGAACGCATCCGGCGGGAACGACGAATGGCCCGTACAGCGCTTCGCCGACATCTCCGCCCATCAACACCCCGCTCTACACCGGCGACATCATTGACGCGACGGTGCGCTTGTACTCCGCGACCGCGAATCTGCTGGATACCGTCACCCTTTCTCCGTATAACTGCTAATGGGCGTCGGCGACTACGATGTGAAGCCATTTACGCTTCCGGTTGAGCCCTCACCGCTGGCGTATCAGGTCCGCAATAACGACAACTTGTTGCGGGCCAAGTTTGTTGAGCATCAGGCCGATGTGGTGGCGCATCCGACCTCTAGCGCAACCCTTCCGGCCAGCGGCGAAGAGGGCCAGATTTTCGTCGATACCAGCACCTCGACCATCTACATCTGGCACAATGGGGCGTGGGAGTCCCTGAGTGGCGGTGCGAGCATTGGTCACTACGGTGCGTTCTCGGATTATACCAACCAGTTTGCGGCGGCGGTGAATACCGCGTATGCCATCACGCTGAATACGACCGACCTGTCGGCTGGCGTCTCGGTGGTCAGCAGTTCGCGGATTACGTTAACCTATACCGGTATCTACAACATCCAGTGGAGCGGGCAGTTCGTGAATACGGACAGCCAGATTCACGACGTAGATATTTGGATTCGGATTAACGGGACGAACGTCGTTGGCTCAAACGGGCAGGTCTCGGTTCCGAATCGACACGGGAGTGTGAACGGGCACGTTCTGCCATCGTGGAACTTTGTGCTGTCCCTGAATGCCGGGGACTACGTTCAGTTTGTCTGGCAGACGAATAGCACGGCGGTCTCTCTCCAGACTCTTCCGTCCAACAACCACCCGAGCACGGCCTCCGTTATCGTCACGGTGACCGAGCAGGCTGGTGGCACGGGACCTCAGGGCAACCCCGGCGTAATGGGGCTTCCGGGCGCACAAGGGCCATCTGGGCCGTCTGGACCACAGGGTCCTTCTGGGGCTTCTGGGGTGCCGGGCATTATGGGCCTGCCGGGGGCGCAGGGGCCGTCCGGGCCGTCCGGTCCGCAGGGCGTCTCCGGTGTCTCTGGTGTCCCCGGAATTATGGGTCTGCCCGGCCCGCAGGGGCCTTCCGGCGTATCCGGCGTCTCAGGCGTTTCCGGCGTGTCTGGAGTATCTGGCGTGTCCGGGGTCTCGGGTGTGCCGGGTATTATGGGCTTGCCGGGCGCGCAGGGGGCTACTGGCCCCTCTGGTCCGAGCGGTCCGTCTGGTCCGCAGGGTGTTTCTGGGGTGCCGGGAGCCACTGGCCCGATTGGTCCGACCGGGCTGACGGGCGCGACCGGCCCGTCCGGATTGCCGGGGATTATGGGGTTGCCGGGCGTATCTGGCGCATCCGGAGCGCCGGGAGCCTCTGGTCCGGCTGGACCGAGTGGCCCCTCTGGGCCTGCTGGGCCATCTGGAACGGCTGGTCCGTCTGGCCCCTCTGGTCCTTCCGGTCCTTCTGGGCCGTCTGGTCCCGCCGGTGCCTCGCCGTGGCTCTTGAGCGGAAGCGACACCTACTACACCGCCGGAAGCGCCACGGTCGGCCGGACACCTGTGGCTGGCTGGAATCTATTTGTGCGAGGCGCTGGCGCGACGAACGCGACATACGCCTTTGGCGCGGAGAACTCGTCGCAGACCGCGCTGTTTACCGTGCGGAACGATGGCGCAGTTAACGTCTCGAATGGCCTGTTTACGGCGAGCGCAGGCATAGCAATTGGAAGCGGATACAACGCCACGCTGACTGCTGGCGACCTCGCGCTTGGCAGCAACGCGGGGTACGGCATCCTCTCGGCTGACGCGACCCGTGCTATCGCCATCACGAACGCGGGCACCACGATCAACGACGGCCTAACCGTCACCACAGCGGGTTCGTCAAATACGATTGTGACGAATAGCGTGGGCTATGTCGGTATCGGCGTGGTGCCGTCAAGCTATCGGTTGGAGGTCAACGGGACGATCTACACGTCCTCTGGTGGCGTTCGCTTCCCGGATGGCACGACCCAGACGACGGCGTTTACGGGCACGGCAAGCGTTGATGCCAATTCGCTGACCGGCACCACGCTGGCCTCGAACGTGGTCAACTCGTCGCTCACCTCGGTTGGAACGCTGACGGGCCTGACGGTGAGCGGAGCCACCCCAACATTCAACACCGTCAATTCGACTGGCACGTTGACGCTTGGGTCTACGGCGGCAGTTTCGCAAGAGCAGCGTTTTCGGCTTAT